GTGCGGCCATGCACCACATCATGTGGCAGTGGTATGCGCAGTACCAGCAGAACCCCACGGCCTCGGAAGCCGCCATCATCAAGCGGGACTGGATCAAGTGGTGGCAGCAGGAAGATCCGCCCGACGGGATCGAGTTCATCGTGCAGTCTTACGACACGGCCCTCACAACCAAAGAGCGGTCTGACTTCTCTGTGTGTCAGACGTGGGGTGTGTGGAAGGACGTCAAGGGCGTGGACAACGTGATCCTGCTCAACTGCGTGCGTAATAAGTATGAGTTCCCCGAACTCAAGGTCATGGCCCTCGAACAGGCCAAGGAATGGGAGCCGGACTCGGTAATTGTGGAAGCCAAGGCGTCCGGCCAGCCCCTGATTGATGAAATGCGCCGATCGGGCATATTTGTGCAGGACTTCAGCCCGGGTAAGGGCCAGGACAAGATCGCCCGGCTCAACGCCGTGGCCGATATGTTTGCCTCGGGGCAGGTTTGGTTCCCCGAAACCCCCTGGGCGTCCCAGGTGGTGGAGGAATTATTGGCGTTTCCCGCCGGAGAACACGACGACACGGTGGACGCCTGCACGCTCGCATTGATGCGCATCCGCAAAGGTGGGATGATTCGACTGGTTACGGATCAGGCTGACAATGAGCCTTATTTCCGGTCGCGCCGTCCGGCGTTTTACTGATGAGGATTTGAGATGGCAACCAATAGCATGATGCCTGGGCTTTACTCTGCCCCGCAAGGACTGGCGGACTTGGTTGAGGACCGAGAACCCGACGTCGAGATTGAAATCGAGGACCCCGAGGCAGTCAAGATTGCCATGGGCGGGGTAGAAATTGAACTGGAACCCGAGTCTGAGACCGGCGATGAGGCGTTTGACGCCAATCTGGCCGAGTACATGGACGAAAACGAACTCCAAAAGATCGCCTCAGACCTGATTGGCGACGTGGATGGCGACATTGCCAGCCGCAAGGACTGGGTGGAGATGTTCGTCAAGGGCCTGGAGGTCCTGGGCATGAAGTACGAGGAGCGCACCGAGCCGTGGAACGGCGCGTGTGGCGTGTACTCCACCATCCTGACCGAAGCAGCGGTGCGCTTCCAGTCTGAGACCATCATCGAGACCTTCCCAGCCATGGGGCCGGTCAAAACCGAGATTGTCGGAGCCATCGACAAACTCAAGGAAGACGCAGCCGAGCGCGTGCGCGACGACATGAACTACCAGTTGACGGAAGTCATGTCCGAGTACCGTGGGGAGCATGAACGCATGCTGTTTAACCTCGGCTTGGCCGGGGCGGCGTTCAAGAAGGTGTATTTCGACCCCAGTTTGGGCCGTCAAGTTTCGATCTTCGTGCCTGCCGAAGACGTAATAATCCCCTATGGCGCGACGAGCGCCATGGATGCGCAAAGAGTAACACACCTCATGCGCAAGACCAAGAACGACGTCAAGAAACTTCAGGTTGAAGGCTTCTACCGCGACATCGACTTGGGCGAGCCGGTCCAGATCCACACCGACGTGGAGAAAAAGAAGGCCGAAGACCAGGGCTACAGCCTGACCGACGACGACCGCTACCAAATCGCGGAAATCCAGGTCGATTACGACATGCCGGGGTACGAGGACAAGGACGGCATCGCGCTGCCCTACATCGTCACCATCGACAAGGGCACCCAGAAGGTCCTGGCCATCCGTCGCAACTGGCAACCGGACGACAAGAAGCGTCTAAAGCGCCAGCACTTTGTACAGTACACCTACATCCCGGGGTTTGGCGCTTATGGCTTCGGCTTCATACACCTTATTGGTGGATATGCTCGTGCTGGCACTTCTCTCATCCGGCAGTTGGTTGATGCCGGTACTCTCAGCAATCTGCCAGGAGGTCTCAAGTCCCGTGGCCTGCGAGTCAAGGGAGACGACACCCCGATCGCCCCTGGAGAGTTCCGAGACGTAGACATCCCGTCCGGCGCGCTGCGTGACAACATCATGCCGCTGCCGTATAAAGAACCTTCTCAGGTTCTTGCCGCCCTCTTGGAGCGGATCACGGACGAAGGCCGTCGCCTGGGCTCGATCGCTGACATGAAGGTCAGCGACATGAGCGCCAACGCCCCGGTGGGTACCACCCTGGCGCTGCTTGAGCGGCAACTCAAGACCATGAGCGCCGTCCAGGCGCGCGTGCACTTCGCCATGAAGCAGGAGTTCAAACTCCTGAAGGCCATCATCCGCGACTACACCCCGTCGGTGTATTCCTACGAGCCGGAGAAAGGCACCCGCAAGGCCAAGCAAGAAGATTACGACATGGTGGAGGTCATCCCCGTGTCGGATCCCAACAGCAGCACGATGGCCCAGCGGATCATGCAGTACCAAGCGGTCATTCAGTTGGCTGCCCAGGCTCCGCAGATCTACGACCTGCCCCAGTTGCACCGCCAGATGATTGAGGTGCTGGGCGTCAAGAATGCCGAGAAGTTGGTGCCCATCGAGGACGACATGGCTCCGCGCGACCCGCTGTCGGAGAACATGGCCTTCATGAACGGCAAGCCCACCAAGGCGTTCATCTACCAAGACCACGACGCCCACATCGCCACCCACATGGCGCTGATGCAAGACCCGCTGATGGCGCAGCAGATCGGCCAGAACCCCATGGCCCAGCAGATGATGGCGTCCATCCAGGCGCACATCATGGAGCACTTGGCCTTCGCCTACCGCGCCAAGGTCGAGGAAGAACTGGGTGTGCCGCTGCCCGCGCCCAACGAAGAACTGCCCGAGCAGGTCGAGGTCAACCTCTCCCGCATCATCGCCCAAGCCGCGCAGCAGTTGCTGGCCAAGGACAAGGCGCAGGCCATGCAGCAGCAAGCCCAAGAGATGCAGCAAGACCCGCTCATCCAGATGCAGCAGGCTGAGTTGCAGATCAAGACCCAGGAGGCCGCCATCAAGGCCGAGAAGGTCAAGGGCGACTTGCAGATCAAGCAGCAGGAACTGGCGCTCAAGGCTCAGGAACTGGCCAAGCGTGGCGGTGAGGACCCCCGCCTGAAGGCCATGATGGCCCAGCAGGACATGGCCATGAAGCAGCAGATGCACGACCTGACTCTGGCGCAGAACGCCCAGAGTCACCAGCAGCGTATGGCTGAAGCGCAAGCCACAGCCGAGCAGCAAGCCAAGATCCGGGCGTTCCAGGCGGCTACCGCAGCCATGAGCAAGGCCAACCAACCCAAGAAGGAGAAGCCTGAGTGAGTGAACTGGCGGTCGTAGATTGGGCCCTGGAGAACTCCCTCATGGGAGTTCCCGCCGATGAATTGGTCTCAGCCCTCGTGAGCAAGGGCGTAGAGGACGAGCATGCGCGGGAACTGATCACCAAACTCGACCGCCTGCCTGGGTACAACGCTGCGCACAAGATCGCGCAGCAGTACCTCAAACTCCAGTCGGTCGTCACCCTTCAACAGCAACTGCTTGAGCAGGACACACTCCATAACTACGTACCACGTGTAAGCGGACTGACAAAGGAGAAGTTCTTTACCGATGTCTGGCTTCGCAACCGTCCGGTGATCATCACGGACTTCCTGGCCAACGCCCCGGCGTACAAGAACTGGACCTTTGACTACCTTGAGGCGCGCTTCGGGAACGAGACGGTTGAGGTCCAGACCAAGCGTGAGTCGGACGCCGACTACGAATACAACTCCCGGGCGCACAAGGAAACCATGCTGATGCGCGAGTTTGTGCAGCGCATCAAAGCCGTCAAGGAGTCCAACGACTTCTACATGACGTGCAACAACCAGAGTACGGCAACCTCTCGCCTGGGCGAGTTGCTGACCGAACTCCAGGGCCTGCCCGACTACATGACGGGCGTAGATCCGACCCTGCGCACTTGTAACTTCTGGATCGGCCCCCGGGGCACCCACACCCCGCTGCACCACGACGTGTGCGTGATCGTGCACGCGCACTTCCTGGGCCGCAAGCGGTGGCAGTTGATCTCCCCCAACTACACGGCCAACGTCTACAACAGCCGCCACGTGTTCAGCGATGTGGACATCCGCAACATTGACTACGACCGCTTCCCCATGATGGCGGGAGTTCCGATTCTGGACGTCGTTGTAGAGGCGGGTGAAGCCCTGTTTGTGCCCCTGAGTTGGTGGCACGCAGTCACGTCGCTTGAGCCGTGCATTTCAATGACCTTCACAGGATTTCCATTTCCCAATCACTGGGATTACTACTACCCCACACGACGGAGTTGATGCGTGATCTCTATTCCGGTCGTAGTCCACAGCGATTACTTCAAGTGGCAACTCGATCTTTTCTGGCACAGCCAAAAGCAGGTGTACGGCCTTGGGGCGCATGACGTGACCTTGGCTGCTGTGGTCAAACGCAACCTGCGCGACGATGTTTCACATGAAACACTGGAGTGGGACACGGACATCCCGCACGTCATGTGCGATCCGTATTTCGACTACCTTGGCTGGGGTGGCCCCACGGAAATAGTCCAGACGCCGCTGAACATCCAGACCGCGCTGGCGCAGATCCTGCCCGAGTTAGATGACGACGAGATCATCGAGGTCTTGGATGCCGACATGTTCCACATGCGCAAAGCCCCCAAGACGCAGATCCCGCACGGCGAACTGCACGTAGACGACGTGTACGAGTGGTGGCACTTCAAGAGCCTGAGCGACAACCGGCACGTGATCGCGCCGTACTTTGCCAACGGCGGGCGGTTCTACAACGGCGGTTTTGTCCCCATCCTGGGAACAGTCAAGACGTTCCGAACCATCCTGCCGGAATGGATTGCGGTGCACAGGCACATCCTGACCATCCCCTACACGGGGCATATCCAC